GTCTGTCGATGAGATGCCTGATGCAATCCGTGAGACTGCATCGTTTTTAATTTTGAGACCCATATCAGCAACCCTTTACGCGGATTTTGAAACACTCTACCTTGACGCGGCCGCCGACAGCTGCATCCTTGCGGACGTAGTTCGGCCAGTTGGCCGTCGAGACTTCATTCCCGCCCGCGTCAGTCGGGTCTGCTGTGTGCAGGCCGATGTAAACGGTAGTCGGGACCGGAAAAGCCACGCCGCGCAGAAGCGAGTTAATGACGTTGGTTTCGGTGTAATTCGATGCTGCGGACATGATTGCTCCTTAAAGAAACGATGCTCGAGTGCGCACGGGAGCGCGTTGCTGGCCGGTGAAGCCAAGCGTGCTCTTGCCATCCAGCTTTTGCTGAAACATCTGTCCGAAAGCAGCGCCCATTTCTGGGTTGGTAAACGATTGATTTGGGATCAAAAGGATGCGGCCCAGCGCGCCCCATGCAATTGTTTCTCGGTGCTGGTCAGCAAGGAAGTTTGGGAGCTCGTCTGCGTCTTGAGCAGGCTTCAGGAACAGCGACAGTTTCAGCTTGCCGGCCTGGAAGGGCACGATCTGAATGGTGTTCTGTTCGGTCTGCGTCACATAGAGCGGCTTAGATGCTGACTTGTCGGCGCCAGAGCGCCACGTCGGCAACAGCTTATCCAGCTGGTTCGGCGTTTTGGGCGTGAGCTTCTGGCCGTTGAACCATGCCCCATCAATGTCAAGAATGACGGACTTTGGTGGAGCGTAGATTGCTTCAGAGTCGGATACGGATACGCCAAACTCATCTTCATAGCGCCAGGTACGCGAGCGCTCGCAAAACTCGATAGCCGCTTGCCGGATGGCGAAGTAAGCCGTCGGATCAGCAACACCGGGCGCATATAGCCGGATGTTAGGCAGCAAGGCGTCGAGCTCGATCATACGCTATTTGTCGGTTGGTTCGGGGAAGCTGCGGCCTGCGTCTGGCTCTTGATGCCCAGCGCAGCCTCGAAGGCTTGGTAATAGTTCACAGCCGCGGCAGGACTGGAGTATTCGCTGTCCTTGATGTTGCAGCGGTAGGCGACGTAGTTCACGACGGCCTCTGCGTATTCGGCGTTGATGTCCAGCTGGTCGCTAACTGTGGCGACAGCAGGCGGCAGCGCAGCGTCAAACATCTCTATCTTCACGCCGGCAGTAGCAGGCGGATAGACGTAGAAGACGGTTGGGGCGCGGTCGTCAAAGGTGTATTGCTTGACGGCGCTCTTCGGTTTGGCGCTGTGCCAGTTGGCGTCGCTATCATCGAGAAGCTGGCGATCTGTGCGGCGGATCGCTTCACCTGGCTTGACGCCATCGGCACCAATGTTGCGCACTATGTCGAGAAGCATAGAGCCGCCGGTCGGGATGCTTTGCAGCGTTCCAGCGACCAGCGTATGCACGGAGCGACGGGAGAAGGCAGCCGGGCGACGGGTCAGGATTGCCCCCGCCGACTCGTTGATCCACCCGATGATCTCGGCTTCAGTCCAGCGGACATGATCCGGGTCAAGCATCAGGTGGCCCACCTTCGCAAGAATGTCGCTCACGAGGATCATGGCTTACTCGGCGAGTTTTGCTTTAATGGTCTCTGCCGTCCACTTGTAGTGGGGCAGCGAACCGAACTTCGCTTTGTACGCAGCCTTCAGTGCGTCCAGATCGTCAGCTATGTCGTTCAGAGTCACATTAACCGGAGCGGCTTCATTAGCCTCAACGGTCTCAACGGTCTCTTCAGCGGCATGCTCTTCGACGACGGGAGCCGGAGCTTCCTTCACGGGCTTGCCAGCAGCGTAGATGCCGTAGGCTTCCGGGATAGACAGGAAGCGCTCTGCGTGTTCTTTGTTGCCAACGTCAGCCACATGGGCGCCATCGGCTTGCGGTTTGAACTCGTAAGCGACGCCACCGATGTCGATGGTCGAGCCGCCTTCGCGTTTCAGTTTACATTCAATTTTCATCACATCCCCCTCGTTATAAGACCGGGGGAACCCGTAGGCTCCCCCGTGCCAGGCTTAGAACTGAACGTTGTGGTCAGCTGGAGCCATCACTACACGGACGCGGAGGCGGCCAGCAGCGGCGGTTGCAGCGTCGGTCACGACCTTCGCGCCGATAGAGCGGTTGTACTCGGCAGCCTTGATCTTGAAGGCAGTTGCAGCACTTGCGCGAGTTGGTGTGCCACCCTGGGCTGCGGTGGTATCGTTGAACAACTCGGCGCCACAGGTGCGGGTCGTATCAGCGGTGTCGCCAACAGTGCCGGACATCAGGCCAACATCCAGCACTAAGGCTGGGGAGGCGTTGGTGTCCAGATCATCCGGAACGATAACGGCGTCAACGACCGTATGGCCGGCCGGCAGGATGCCGAGTTCGAAGATGTTGTCAGCTTCGATTTGAGCGGCAGTCACGTCGATGAAGTAGTCGTTTACGACCAAATCACCTGCGCAATCGCCGGTCACGGTCGGCAGTTTGCCGATGATGAACTTGCTTGCGATGATGCTCATGCTAATTCTCCTGAGAAGATGAAGTCCCCCCCAGCGTTAGCCGGGGGGATCAGCCGTTAGGCTGCGTTCGGGTCTTTGGAAGCGGTGTCGATGGAGATGACGCCGAAGTCCTTGCCGTTGAAACGGGTCTTCTTGATACCGCCAATGAAGCCCGAAGCGACGGTCGGCTCGTTGCCGTAGTCCTTCGTGTTCTCTTCCCACGAGTAGCGCAGGCCACCCGACGTACCGTAGGCGACGACAGCAGCCTGGCGACCCATCAACAGGGCGCGAGCCGCGTTGACGTTGCCGCCAGCGCCGTAGTCGTTGAAACGGATCACCGAGCGGTGCTTGTGCAGCACAGCGCCACCGATCATGCCCAGACCACCCTTGAAGATCGGGTTGTCACGGCCTTCAGCAGCAGCAGCGGCCTTCTGGATGTCCAGCCAGCCCGACGTGTCTGCAATACGCAGATCGTAGGCTTGGTCAGGCGACATCACGACGACGTATTGATCTTCCGAACCGTTGCTTACCGGAACCATGTTGGCGGTTTCGGGGTTGCGAGCCTGCATCATTTCAGCTTTGTTCAAAGCCTTCTCGATGATGGCACGGGTCATCTTGTCAGTGGCAGCCAGTCCAGCCTTCGAGGTTGCAGCGCCACCAAACAGCAGGTGGTCAGCATCCGGGGCTTGCAGAGCGTTGCCGCCGAAGCCGGTGTAGCTGGTGTCTTCAATGAAGTCTTCGTTGATGCCACGAGCGCCCGACAGGTAGATGAAGAAAAGCTCATCGACCAGACGTGCGAAGTAGTCACCCAGACGACCCTTGGCGACCTGACGCATATCGTGCGCGGTGCGCTTACGGCTCATCTTGCCACCAGCCGAAGCGGCGTGACGCACTTGGTCAATCGTCACTTGGTCGGTGTAGAAGCGCAGGCTTTCTTCCTTGCCTTCCAGACGGGCATCGCCGTAAGTAGGCTTGTTGCGCATCTGAACGCAGAGGTCGAAGCTGATGGTGTCACCAGCGTCCGATTCCAGTTCAGTCTTGCGCTGGATAACGGCGTTGTCGCCTGTGCCGATGAAACGGTTTTCGAAGTACGATTTTTTCCTAGTGTCCACAGCTAGGTTGGCGGACCATTTCTTTTGTGCCTTTGGATCGCCAAAGGGGATAATCGTTGTTCCCATGATGAGTGTCCTTTCATGTTGATTGAAATTCGTCCGACACTCCTGCGCTGGGCGACTGGTTGTATTTTCACGCTATTGGTTTGATTTTGCAACCATTTAGCGCAAAAAAAATCACCGCTTGCCGGTAATCCCGACAGAAGCCGCGATTGTCGCCGTGTTCTGGGCTTTGACGCGGCTGACAGGCACAGACTTGTCGGCCTGGATGGCGAGACGGGCAATCTTGCCTGACTTCTCTTCGAGCGTCACCACGGCGACGTTGCCGATAGCGATGCTTTCTCCTGGTCGAATTTCAAGTTTGAGCACGGTCAGCCGCTCCCTGGTCAGTGGTAAAAGTCCATGATCCGCTCACCGAGCACGGCCGAATAGTCGTCCATGAACGTCAGCTGACGTGTCAGGCGGTGTCGCTCGCTTGGGTCAACCTTGTCAAAGAACGGACCATTGATGAAGGCAATCAGCTTCGCTCGCTTGTAATCGAGCTCTGCCTTCTCGCCGAGGACGCGGATTTGGTGCGGCTTCAGGCCGGTTACGTCTCGCATTTCGACGTAGGCCGCCTCGAACACGTCTTTCGGACTCCACGATTCATAGCCGTCCGCATAAATGACGCGGTAGCCGTGCTGGCCTCCGCTCTCTTTCGGCTCGGCCTGAATGATTTTGGTTCCGATGTAGGTCTTCATTCAGAGCCTCACGATGCCAGATAGGCGTTACGTTCAGCCTCTGGCAGCTTCATCAGCGCTTCCTCGTAGGCCAGCGGGTCGGAGCTCGCCATGCGATCCAGCACGGCGTACTTGCCGCCCTGGGTGTCGTTCTGGTCAGCTGCCGGTACGTTCGCCAGATTCGGCGGCAGGTTCGGCTTGGCGCCGGCCCTTGGCTTGCTGGTGTTCGCCCTGGCCTCAAAGCCCAAGTCCTTGGCGATGTTCTCATTCGCCTTGGCTAGGATTTCACGGCCGGCTGCCGGGTCGGTGCGGTTCTTGAACTCGTCAAGACCAGCCACGCGGCGCACCTCGATGTCGAGCAACTGGTACATGCTCGGGCTCTTCTCGGGGCTGTAACGCGGGTTGTCACGGATGAAGCTATCAACCGTGGCCTTCCAATCGTTCGCCTGGCGCTGGGCTTCCATCTCTGCGGCCAGCTTGGCCTTTTCCACGCCCCACTCGATCTCGCGCTCCTGTTTGTTCAGGGCGTCGAGCTCGGCTTGGTATTCCTTCGTGGTGATGTCGCCGTCGTCGAACTTCGCCAGCAACTCATCTTTCTTGGTGGCGATGCCGGTCAGCTTTGCTTCGGCGTCTTCCGGGGCGTTGACGACGAGGATCGGCGCGCTTGCCTCGAGGCCTTGTGCGACAGAATCCCCAGCGGAGGCAGCGTCTTCGCCAGCGCCTTCGTCATTGCCTGCATCGTCGCCATTTCCAGCGCCTTCGCCTTCGCCTTTACCATCTGCGCCAGCGTCGTCTCCGTCGCCCGCAGCGTTGCCATCTTCTCCATCGCCTTCCCCTTCGCCGTCGCCAGCATTGGCAGTAGCTTCGCCCTCTTCGAGCGCAGCACGTTCTTCATCGGTCAGGCCATCGTCGATTTCTGTATCAATACCCATGTGTGCTTCTCCTGTTTATGGTTAGGCGGGCATAACTGGTGCGGCCCCGCCGTCGGCCGCTGGTTGCGCCATTTCTGGCGGCATTTCGTTTGGTGCGGTTTGCTGCGGTTGGGGTGCAGGCATAGCCGGTGGTTGCATCGGCAATCCCTGTACGGCTGGATTGTAACCTTGCCAGCCAGCCTCCCCAAGTAAAGCGTCTGCGACTTTTGCAATCGTCGGCATCTG